GCATGTAGCTGTTGTTAACGCGCGACTGCGCTTTACGCGCTTTGCGCTTAGTGATGCGTTTACCACGCTTCACATAGCCACCAAAGGATGCGGGTGCATACCGCTTACTGCGTCCACGCATTGACGTAGCACTGCTAGTAGCAGTCTGCGTTCCACGGCTGAATAGCTGTTTACCAGCACGGTAAACATCTCTAGCTAGCATAGCCCCTTCGTAGGCAGAGCCTACTATGGGTATCTGTCTGAGTACACGGCTAGCTACACGACCGTATGCATTAGGTCGTGTGGCAACAGCTCTACTACGGCTTCTAGTGTTATAGGGCATTATAATGTTCAACTGCGTTGGCAATAGTGTCAGAGGACCCCCCGTAATATTAAAGGGGGGTCCAATAGTGACTCTTTTATAGGAAAAAGAGTCGTCCTCCATCCTCCAACATTATAATTAGTTTGCCTCCTCCATCGCCAAGTCACGTGACTTTCAACGAAGTCGTGATTTTTTAAAATCGCAAATAAGGTCGGAATTGTTATCCAATTTCGATTCTGATTAGTGCAATCGATAGCCCTAACCCTAACCTTTCTCCTAACCCTAAAACTAACCCGGATGGATCACATCTAAATTTTGTTCAGGGGTACCGCCTTGATTTCCCCCCCTTAAATTACCCCTTAATTGCGCGAACACCCCAGCGTCCAATTTATGTCCGTTTCGCCCAATTTCAACGTCGATGCTCCGGAAACAAGAACGAGGATACAAGGAAAGCATTGGTGCCTCACATGGCCACAATCTTCGTTCTCTATCGAAGAGGCTTTGGAGCACTTCAGAGGCTTGCGATTCGCTTCGCGATCCCCCACGGAAGTTATCATTTGCGAAGAGTTCCATGCCGACGGTGCGGCACATAGACATGCCTACATTAGGTATAACGACAAGTTCGACTTGCGAGTCGCTAACTTCAATTTCTTTGACTATCAGGGACGCCACCCCAATATTCAAGTCGCCCGCAATCCAGCCGCCTGGAAGAATTACGTTCGTAAAGACGGAACATTCCTGGCTTGGACTGAGGACGGAGAAGACGCCGATGAATCAGCTAATCTCTTTACCAAGGCTGGTGAATCGACCTACCAGGATTATTTTGAATTCTGCCGACGACAGCAAATTCCCTTCGGCTACGCACGAAACGCTTGGGATACAACTCATTCTGACGTCGCTGCAATCTCCTACGACGAGGATCCCAATCCCTTTTTAATGGTCCCAATGGAAGAAAGACTATCGGCTTTTCAATTCTCCGAATCGCTTACCAATGTAATTATTGGCCCTACGGGCTGTGGTAAAACAGTTAAATGTCTTAGGGAGATGCCGAAGCCGTTACTTTTCGTAACGCACATCGATCAGCTGAAGCTTTTCGATCGAACTCGCCATCGTTCAATCCTTTTCGACGACATGAATTTCAGCCATTTGCATCGGGAAGCGCAGATACACTTAGTCGATCGCCAGCTCCCGAGAGCTATCCACATACGCTATGGGACGGCATTGATTCCGCCTGGGATTACAGTAACGGTGACTTGTAACGCACCGCCTTTCAATCAATTCTTTCAGTTCGGACCAACCATGGAATCCCTTGGTTGTCCAATTGAACGAAGATGTAATAAACTCTCTTTATTATGAACGAAAGAATTCTGGGATAGGAATATCTCCAGCACGCAAGATAATCTTGCTGTTAATATACAATTGATTCTCATATGCGATTGACATCGCAACAGGAGCAGCATTATTCGCTTCCATGGTCTTTTCATAGTGCATGAACGAATACTTGCCAATAGGCAAGCGTAGGTTAGGGTTACCGCGTGGTGCGATAACATTACGCGTATACGCATCCAGTGACATACTCACTGTATGCTTAATAACGTCTGTCTTGATCCTTCCAGGATCAATGCGGGTAAACCCGCTACGCTTCACTCCGTTCAGCAACACAGGTAGTGGTGCATCACCTGCCGTTGCAGGATCAGTGGTACTGATGATGCAGTCTTGGTTGGCATTAAAGCCAAGACCAAGAAAGTCGTACCGGCTATCAAGGCCGGTACCGTAGCCACTGTAAGTAACTACGTTGATAGGGACGTTATCAACGTCATCAGCGTCATCATCACCGGCGGTGTTAACCGACCGGTTCTGTACCTTTAAACGTGAGGTACACCACACGTTGATACGTGCGTTGACCAAGTCAACGCTTATGTTGGACGGCTGTCCAACAGCTGTTACGCTCTGCGTAATGTACACATTACGTAACCGTACATCATACGGCACTACAGTTGCCGTAAGAGCGTCATACTTTGCGTTCCACGCAGTGATGAACGCATCAAGCACTTGAGTAAACGTAGCAGGAGCTGTAATGTTAATGGACATACCATCATTGGTGGCTGCGCCATATTGGAATTCCATTCCAATAACAGTACCAGTGGTAAGCGGTGTAATGTTAGTGGACGGTGAGCTGGCTTTGATGCCAGCTTTGTACAGAAGCATGCGTAGCAATGCTCCATACAAACTACGCAGAGCGTAGGTCCTACTAATAGTGCTGTGCCCAAGCACAGCAGCAATACTAGGTGCTTGCGTACCACTCTTTTCCACAGACAGCATGTAGCTGTTGTTAACGCGCGACTGCGCTTTACGCGCTTTGCGCTTAGTGATGCGTTTACCACGCTTCACATAGCCACCAAAGGATGCGGGTGCATACCGCTTACTGCGTCCACGCAT